TTCTAGTACGGTCTCGTGGGCTCGGAGATGTGTATAAGAGACAGATATTCATCTTCACATCTGAAAATATTTTCATCTCATTACTCGCGCACGATCATGGTCTTGCTTTATTGTGGCCGACACCTCTTCACCCCATCCACGACACGATGAACACGTACGCATCGTAGAGAACATTCGACACCATCCATCCCGTTGTGAATCCTGACAACATCACTGCAATCACGTCAACCACATCAATGGATCGGTGCGTGCTTCGAATGAACTGGTGCATCACAGGCCCGTTCTATTTCGCTACCTGGTCATATTGACGTCACCACCGGCACTCGACCGGCGGAAGAATGATACCTGATGATCCATCTCCTTGATCAACTTGGCCGCCACGAATGCGTCAACCTCCTCACTGATCTTTCTCGATCTAAACATATCTGCTACCGAGATGGTCTTCATTTCGACAATCGGCTGTCTCAACGTTCTCCGCCCGGCATACCTTCCCCTCTTCATTCGCCGCTTTGCCCCTTTCCTCATGAATACCCCAATATCGTTTTTGTTCATCTCCGGGATAAAGGCACCACGGGCGAGCTTCCTGTGTCCTTTAACGATCTGGATGGACACCCCCGCTCTTGTCTGCCTGGGATTGAATACCAACCATCTCAGCCTTCCCCCCTTCACCTTGAGGCGGAACTCCATTACCCCCCTCTGACTGATTCTGTTGATACCCGTAATCCGGCTCGTTATTCTCTTGTCGACCTCGGCCCTGCTGATATTCCAGGTATTCCTGATCTCCTTGTTTACGCGTACTTCAAGCGACCGTCCAGTCCGACTCAATGCACGAATGGCCGCAAGGGGAAATTCCCTGGCTAAATCTGAGAGAGATTTAGCCCCTGTAAAATCAATGGATATCGATTCTGCCATATTACTCCTCCGATTGAACTGTCCCCTGCTGTGAATTGCCTTGACCTTCCAACTGGCGCGCTCTCCCGGGCTTCATCCGAACGCATCCGATACCCTCGGGCGTCTTGAAGTAATCAAGCGTTCCCGCCAGAGATAGGAGCTTCCCCAGGTATCGCTTCCCAGTCTGGTCTGACACGTTCGCGTGTTCGCACCCCGCCATGAGCAGATCCCTGTAATTGATCTCGCCCACCTCCCTTACCAATCTCAGTACATATTCCCTGAATGTAGGCTCACACTCCTGATTCTTCTTCATCTCTGCCGATATTGAGCGTACTGACTCTTCCTCACTCTCTCTCTCTCTCTCGCTCTCTCTCTCATAGGGGGGCTTTCTGTGAGCGCCGTCACGGAACCGACCGTCCAATATTGACCGCAGCTTGGCCCCGCGTTTCCCAGGGCCGCGATGCGGGCCCTTCTCTTTATTACATGGCCCACAAGAGGGCGCCCAGTTCGAGCCGTCCGGCGGGTTGTTCGTGGGTTCGCCGTCAACATGATCGAGCTCCAGCTTTCGATTTGACCTCCCGCAGTACTTGCAGCGATTCCCGTGGAGGTAGATTGCGAGGCCGAGGGCGCGTTGCGCCTGTTCTGTGGAGAGCAGTTTCCCAGTCATCAGTCCCTGTGAGTCTATATAATAAGAGGGGGTTGATCGTGGCCTCAGTTCAATACGGCCTTCTTCATACGTTCGATCCGGTCGTTCAGCTTCTTCATCTCCGCCTCAAGGTCCCGTCCTATTGCTTCTATTGCACCGTCGAGGGTATACCCATGCCTCGTGCTGTAGTCGAAGATCGTCTGGAGCGAGCTCACCAGCCGGTCAAGGACGATGATCTCCGCCGGGAGTTCCAGCCCCCGGCTGCTGAAGAATGTCCGCTGCACGGAGAGCGCGGACTGTACGGTCGTCAGCGCCACCGAGGCGTTGAGTATCAGCGTGCGGACCTCACGCGGGACTGCGGATGATGTCATTGTGGTTCGACCGGCGGCTCGGGGAGGTCTAGGAACGCCGGATCGTTTTCTGTCATTACACGGAAGACAGTCTCTCCGGCATCGGCATAGGAGGCGGGAATATCCTCGCCATCATAAAGCTCTTCAAGCCTGCGGACAAGTTCTTCCGGCTCCTGCCGCACATACCATCCGCTGGCGAGAGAGGAGGCAATCATCACCCGCGCCCCGGTTTCCATGTTTACAAGGAAGAGTCTATTATTGGCCATCTCACATCTCCCTACAATTTCTGATAGACGCACGTCTGCACCTGGGAGAACGTGTACCCGCCAGATGTCCAGTTCGTTGAGGTCGTCAGTTGCTGTTTAATCTTCTCAGCGTCGGCCGGGGTCAGGCCGCACGACTGGGTCTCCGAGCGGGTCGTCGTTGGATACCCGGCGACGTTCGGCGTGATCGAGGTGACGATCGTCACCTTGAAAATATAACAGGCGGTTGCCGGAGCACCGTCGCCGCTCTCCGTGGGGGCGTCGGATGAGCAGGACAGGAGGGCAACCGCCATGATTAAGAATAGAATGTTCTTCATTTCGTTTCTCCCTTCTCTCGTTTGGTGAGGTACTCGGCAAAGCCGGAGGACTTGTATTGGAGATAAGTTTCCTTCGGATAGCGAAGGTGATTCTCGCCCTCTCCCCATTTCACACCCGCGGCGAACGCTGCCCTCAGTTCGTCGATGGAGGGGGTGCCATCCTTGGCACCGGCGAGGAAGGCAGCCTCAATCAAACCCTCGACCGCTCCGAGAGATGGTACGTCATCGAATGGCTCGACAACACCTCTTGCATAATTCTCAGCCTTCCGTTCGATGTCGTTCATTTCGTTTATCCCTTTAACAGTCCGGGGTTCTCGTAGATGTTGCCGACGACTTGACACCTATCATTCCATCTTCTGGCGTATGCACCGTCCCGGACGTCTTCATTCACATTGAAAACAGTTTTTTTCTTTTGGGGTCCCACGCCCGGAACTTAATTACTCGCATCTAATCTCCTTCTCCTTTCACGCCACCCTCTCAGCGTCGAACTGCCGCTCGATCTCACGGCCGACGATCTCCATCTGTGCCTGCCTTGCGAAGTGGAGCGTCGGCCTGTCGATCGATCTCTGCTGGGTCTTGATCCGCTCCCTCAGCCGTTGAGCGGTCTCATCCCACTCCGGCCGGGCGATGCACCAGTAGTAGCCTTTGTCGTTGGAGCCCAGGGGGAGTCCCATCTCCGCCCGGATGAATGACACCACCTCCCAGAAGTCTTTCTCCCTCACTTCCGTCCCGAACCTCTTGTTGTATGCCTGTACGATCTCCGGTCCCGGCATCGGGTGAAGAGGGGTCACCTGTCCGTTTGCCCGCATGATCTGGAGCTTCGCTACGACCAGCGTCGCCATACCTTTGACCTCAGCCGGGTTCAACTTCCACCGCCTTCCGGTCTCCCATCCGCTCGACCGCGGTGAACTCCATCTCAGAGAGCATCTGCGCCCCCTTGGTCGAGAGGGCCACGCGGTCAATCTTCTTTCCGTTGATGATCCAGTTGATCCCCACCAGCTCGTAGGACTCGGCCAGGTGCCCGAGGTGCCGGATGATTTCCTTCACGAAGAACTTCCTCCCGGCGAGGGTGTCTTCATAGAAGAAGCCGGGGAGGTGCGGGGCCGCCCTCGCACATACCACCGAGAGCTCGCCGAAGGACATGACCTTCTTCCGGGTCCGCTGGAACTCGTAGAGGATGACGTGCTGGAGATTGTTGATCTCAACGGTCACTCGTGGTCTCCCAGCCGGTAGCAGTGTTCGGAGGTGTTGCGGTTCTTCCAGCGGACGATGGATTGCAGGACGGCGATGTGGGTGTCCAGCGCACCCCCGGCCCCCTCCAGCGTGAGGGCATCCTTCGTGAGGTGTTCGACCAGGTCATCGTTCAGCCGCCGGATGTTGGGCATACGATTCACCGGACACAGGAGCTGGGAGGCGATCACCAGGTATACGGGCATCTGGGTACATGACATAGAGAAAGAGTGCGTCGCGGAATCCCTGATGGAGTGCCTCGGTGGTCATCATCCTTTCGATGGACGATGTCTCGGGTGCCGATGTGGGGGCGAGCTCAATCACTTCAGCCTCCCCTCCTTCTTGAGGGTGCATTTCAGGCCGTAGACGAACGAGATTTTCGCCCCCGTGGCCTTGGCGATCGCTGCCGCCTTCATCCCCTTGAGGATCAAGGGCTCGACCTTCGACCGGAGGTCTTTGACTTTGGCGGGCGCGGGAGACTTGCCGAAGGATCCCGCGGTCAGCGTCGACGGCATCACCCGAGCCATCGGCGTGCCCGTCGTGGACTCCATCTTGATCGCCAGCTTGTCCAGCCTCTTGGCGACCTTCGCGTTCAGCGCGTAGATCTCCTCGAGGCCGCCGATCACCCTCTCCAGGCGCTCCTTCTTCTCTGATGCCTCCTTCAACTGTTCCCTGAGGTTCTTCAGGATTTCCGGGACGTGCTGCTCACTCATTGCCTTCTCCTTTATATTTTGCTCCGAACTTTACACTGTACGAGTCCAGCCTTCCCGCGTAGCGTCCTCCCATCCCCGAGCCCCGGCAGCTCTTCTCTCCTCCCACCGCGCACGATCCGGAGATCTCCTTCCATATAATTCCATCCGGATGCAGCTCGCGATGGATCTGGACGAGGAAAGGCGGTAGATCGGCAAACTCCGCCCTCGGCTCCGACCTCGGAGGCCTCTTCCTATCGGACGCGCTTCGGAGCGGGAGCATTCATCTTCCTGAATGTCTCGTAATTCTCGATGCGCTTGCGGTCCGCTCCCCTCTGCTCGGCGTCCCTGACGATCCCCACATAGATCAACGAGAGTGCCATATACAGCACGTAGGCGATGGTTACGATCTGGACCACCTTCCACGCGAAGGCCCCCCACCTCTCGGCGGTCTGGTAGGCGTTCATCATGAAGTGCCTGGCGTACATGTCAGTCCTCCTCTGTGACGTTCTTCCCTGAGACGGACACGCTGAACTGGAACTCCGGCTCGTGGGACTTCCGGATGGTGTTCATCAGCGTCTCGACAGCGTTGTCGTATACCTCCTTGGCTTCTTTCAGGTCCTGCTTCGCCGAGAGGACCGTGTTGAGGCATTCCCGGGCGTGCTTCTCCAGTTCGCAGATCCGGTCCAGGGTGAACGTCGGGGTCTCCGGCGGGGCCGGCGGCTGCTGGATGATTTCGAGGTTGTCCTTCCGCCTGGTCATGACTTCACCTCCCCCTTCACCGGGACCACCTGGTCCGGCTTCGGCGCGATGAGAGCGGGCCTGACCTTGGAGGCGAGGCTCTTCTGCCAGCGCGAGAGGGTGCCGCTGAGCGTCTTCTCCTGGAGCGATTCGAGCTGAGTGAGCTGGAGAATGGAAACCTTCTCGAACGCACGCCTGAGGCCATCCACATCCGCCCGTATGCCGGCCACCTCGCCCTTCAGGACGGCGTAGTCGCTATTCCCCAGCCGGCCGCATTCGCAGAGCATCAGGGTGATTGTGCCGTCCACGTTCGCGCGGACGCCGGTGTAGCCCTTCCCGTAGCAGCCGGACCTGCGGCACATGGAGCTCCCCACCACCCGGCGGACCAGGTCGGCCATGACCGCCTCGGGCATCGTCTCCGACACCTTGCCCTTCAGGAAGACGTTGTTGTTCACCATTACGCCTTCCCTCCCTTCTTTGCGGGGGCGGCAGTCACCGCCGGCGCCGCGCAGTTCGTGCAAACGTACCGGCCAACCTTCAGGGTATCCTTCTGCCAGGAGCAGGACACACCCTTCCAATTCATACACGCCGTGATCTCCGAGCAGCGACAGGTCTCGCAGCGGTGGAGGTCCTTCTCGATCCCCTTCCGGATGGCCTTGGTGTCGATCTTGAGGTCTTTCACCAGATCGGCCTGGATGCCCTCCCGATCGTAGTCGATCGAAAGATACGAGAGGATGGCAAGGGCGTCGAACAGATCTCCGACCTTCATCTTGTTGGCAGCCTGGTGCAGCTTCTTGGCCGTTTCGTACCCGGCAGCTTCCACGTCCTCGGTCTCGATATTCCATACTTGTCCAGCGAGGTGCTGCACCATCGTCTTCAGCAGGTGGGGCCGGACCGCGTCCCGGTTCTTGGGGGCGAGTATCCACCGGAGGTTTTCCTTCCCGACCTGGAGGTCGACCGTGGTGGTGTAGCTCTCGTTGTTCCGCTGCCTGAGGAGCTCCGCCACGTTCCTCGGGGCCTTCGCCGGCGAGTTCTTCGGTGCTCCAGAGGCCGATCCGCCCCAGTGCTTCGGGCATTTCGAGTAGTTGCAGACCAGCACCATCTCCCCACGGCGCTCCCCGTCGATGAACTGTCCCTTCCGGGCGAACTCGCAGGCGTTCTTTTCAGTGATGACCTTGTACCGGCCAACGCCCTTCACCCCGTCGACCTTCAGCGGATCGTCGGGCCCGAGGTAGCTCGCCTCGGAGAGCAGCAGGAAGTCCTTCTTCTCAGCCTTCCGCGTGGCCTTCTGCATCCGGCGCCGGTAGGCGTCGAGCTTCATCCGGAAGCAGGTACGGTCGGTGCAGGTGTCGTCGGTCCCCAGCTCGGGGAAGAGTGCCTGGTTGGCTCCGGAGTTCTTCACGCAGGTAAGGCAGGCCCCGGCCGATTCCACCAGCGAGGAGTCGGCCTTGTTCCAGGGGGCGTAGAGGAGTTTCAGGTTGATCTCGGCGTCGATCCAGCTCCGGAAGATCTTCACGTCCTTCGCCACGAGGACGTCCTCATCTCCCTCGCTGTACCGGCTCGACTGGGTGGTCTTATCATCCACCAGCCATTCGAGGGCCTTCCCCTGGTCCTCAGGAGTGAGCTTCGCCAGCAGCCGGGCGTGGTCGACCGTGAGCGTCCCGTTCTCGAAATGCTCCCGGCCGGCATCTCCCAGCTGGAGGAGGTTCAGGCTCTCAGCGATGTATGACTGCGTCTTCCCGAGGCGCTCGGCGAGGGCCTCGATCGTGAGGTGGTGGACCTCCATAAACGCCTTGAAGGCCTTCGCCTCTTCCAGCGGATGGAGGTCCTCCCTTTGGAGGTTGGCGATGATCCGCGAGGTGTCGGCATACCGGTCGTCGACCAACTCCGAGAGGCACGGCACCCGGGTGAGCCCCGCGAGTTTCGCAGCCTCGAACCGGCGGGCCCCGTCGACGATCTCGTACGCCTCACCGTCCCTGATCGGGCGGACGATCAGCGGTTGAAGGATCCCAACCTCTTTGATGCTTTCAGCGAGCTCTTCCAGCGCGGCCTTCGGGAACGATGCCCGCGGGTTGAACGCAGAGCGTTCCAGTCTGGAGAGCTCAATATTTTCGAGCGTCTTCATGGTCTTACTTTCCCTGTGTGATGAGTTTCCCGAGGAAGGATTCCTCGGACGTAGTGAGTCGACACTCAGCCCGGAAGTTGATGAGATCGGCCCGGGTGAAGGTGAAGCTCTTGCCGATCCGGTGGGCCCGGAGGGTGCCGGCGGTGACGTATCGGAGGAGGCTCGTCTTGTGGACCCTCAGGAACGCGGCCGCCTCGTCGGTGGTCATCGACCGGTCAGGGTCGACCTGGCCCCCGAGGACCCCGAGGACAGCGTCAACCTTTCCCAGCAGCCGGTCGACCTTCTCGGAGAGCGCCTGGTCCATCATGGCCTCAAGAGGCCTTGCGGATTTCGAGGGGGATCCCGAGCGCCCTCATCCCTTCCCGAATTACCTGATCGGATATCATCTGGAGGGATTTATCCGCGTGAACCGAGGCTATTTTGAGCGCTCTGTGAAGGCGGGGATCCACCTTCATGTAGGCCGTTTTCTTGGATTGTTCTTTCATAACCATTTGTGTAAATTTGTTTACTTAATCGAATTTGACCCTACTCAGGTACGACCAATGGCTATTGCTGAGTTTGCGTCCCTGGTGTCATTGATTAAATCTCTCTCTGATTTAGCTCAGACGATGGATAAGGCTCGCGAGGCGAGTACACTCGCGGAAACTAAGGCGCATTTCCTCGAAGACCTGATTAACCTTCGGATCATGGCACTGGATCTGCATGAGAAGCATACGTCGATCACAAAGGAAAGAGACTCCCTGGAACGCCAGATAGTGGAGATGCGACGCTGGGCGGAAACCGCAGGCAATTATCGACTTGAGGAAATCTCCACGGGCACGTTCGTATATGTGCCCAATGAGACCCACCCCTCCCCTACTCCAACTCATCGCCTTTGCCCCAACTGTTTTGATAATGAATCGAAGAAATCGATCCTCCAGCTTGCCACCATACACGCGGATGGGAATCATGACTACCAGTGTCCTCAATGCAAGACGGTATTCCGTGATCGCTCGAATCGTCGGGACATTCCCCCTCCTATCATAAGACGACGGCTTAACATCTGATCCCTTACCCCTTCCCGTTGTTGGGGATGAAGATAAATCATTTTAAACTTATTGTCAAGTCCAAAATACATCATTTGTAATATATTTTGATGTCGGCGAATACGGGCTATAGACTCAAGAAATGGGGCTTGGAGAGGTATCAGACTCTCACAGCCTTCGCCGAGGCCTTGGATATTTCCCCACAGAACCTGAATAATTATCTTCGGGGATTGCGTATCCCGGGGAATAAAATGCAGTACCGACTCCGCGAGCTCGGGTGTGACATCGGCTGGCTGATGACCGGCCAGAGTGAGAAGATCCTCCCGGAGCATTTCGACGTGGCTGAGTACCCGATTGTCTCCCACATCAGGGCCGGGAACGGCACGGTGCGCGAGCCGAAGGTCCATTATACCGAGACAGCCGCCGGACCAGCCGGCCCGAAGTATAAGGGCTCCCTGTTCTTCGAGGTGAAGGGTGACTCAATGGAACCTCGATGGGAGGAGGGGGATCTCGTCTTGGTCAACCCGAAGACGAAACCGAAGAACGGGGAGTACGGGATCGTCTGCTGGGACCGCGAGGACGGGAGCCTGAAGAAGGTGTTCTACCAGCGCGACCGGCTTGTCCTTCAGGCTATCAACCCAGCGTACGAGGCAATCGTTGTGGAGAATAAATCAGTGTGGTTCATCGGGAAGGTATTACTTACCAGACACAGGTAATAGGAGGAGAAGCACTATGCTTCGTGTAATGGTAATAGTACTGCTTCTGGTTTGGGGCTGCAATCCAACAGAGAAATATAAGAATACCCCGGCGAATCGGGATAAGCTGAAAGCGGGGATGACCCAAGCCGGAGTACGGAGACTACTAGGAGATCCGATGGATTACGAGCGGGGATTACTGGCGATGAGGTCTGACGATGCCGATGTGATTCGCGCCCATAACGCTGCGAAGAGAGAGGGTGATACTCAGTGGCATTTGTATGCTGACGAGGTTGACAAGCTGGGGAAGATTAGGTGGACGTACGGGCTTGAGGATACCAAGCGAACCGCCACCAGCGGCAAGCAGTCGGTGAATTACTCGGTCACGAAGCTCTACACCGTAATAATTAATGCCCAGGCCGACAGCGTGGAATACTTCGGCTGGATGGATTGGATCTATGAGTCATTGTGAATAATGGCCACCCTCCGCAAACGACGGGACGGGAAGTTTTTCATCGACGTCCGGGTGAACGGCCGGCGCCGGCGGATCTCTCTCAAGACGACCGACAAGCGCCTGGCGGCGGTACGGGCCCGCCACGCGGAGCGGGAGCTGGCCGGGCAGTTGAACACCAGCCAGGTCAGCCTCGATGACTTTATCCTCGAATACCTCGACTACGCGAAGCCCCGGAAGACCCCCCACAGCTTGAACGCGGACCGGTACTCCCTCGGGATGCTCCAATCCCTGATGAAGGTGAAATACCTCCATGAGATCACCCCCCGCCGGGCCGCCCAGTTCATGACCGACCTCGCTGAGGGACGGGCAATCCCCACGACGAACTTCTACCTGAGAACCATCCGACATGCTCTGCGGGTGGCGGTCGACTGGGAATACCTGGAGAAGAACCCCTTTGCGAAGATCGAGCAGGTGAAGTACGAGCTCGCCATGCCGAGGGTGCTCTCAGCGAAGGAGGTCGAGAAGCTCCTGGTGAAGACCCGGGAACTCAACCCCGCGGTCGTTCCCCTGTTTGAGTTCTACCTCCTTACCGGGGCGCGCCGGGCTGAAGCCCTCCGGATGGAGTGGAAGGACGTCGACTGGGAGAGGGACATCATCTACATCAGGAACACGAAGAGCAAGCGCCCCCGGGTGATCGTGATGAGCCCCCGGGTCAGGAAGATACTTACGGCCCGGCGGGAGCTCTCGCGGCCGTTCCTCTTCAGCGACTCCTGGGTGTCCCACCAGTTCCAGCGGATCGCGAAGGCAGCCGGGATCGACGCCACCCTCCACGACCTCCGGCGCTCCTTCAGCAGCCACATCCAAGCGGCCGGGATGCCCTCCCTTTTCCTGACCAAGCTCATCGGGCACACCGATACGATCGTCACCGAGAAGCATTACACGGGGTTTGAGGAGGAGGCTCTGAAGGGGTATTACGAGGAGTTGGAGAAGAAGCTGTTCCGGTGATCGGAAGGTGTGCCCACAATGCGCCCAAAGTGCATTCGGAGGCATTCGGAGACATACGGAGATGATCAATCCGCCGGGATATTGGCCAACGGAAACCGCCTGAAGGGCTCCCGGGCTCATTCAGGAGCTAGTGCTCGCGAGGGCATGCAGGTTCAAGTCCTGTTCCGGGCACCAAATTCGGCAGTTTCAACGTGAGCGCGGTCACGTAATTGGAGGGTGTGCCCAAAGTGTGCCCACCTTTTCAGAAACCCTCCCCCCTTCCAGCATCCCACGGATTCAAAGGGGCCCCTTTCGGGGCCCCTTGCACGCCGTTCTACGTGAGGTGGGGAGTGGAGCGAGGATGGGAGGTGGGAATCTAGTGGCGGCACGCTCTCAGCAGCCGATGAACCTGCTCGCGACGGCCCAGACCACGGCACCGATCGCCCCTGATATGAAATCCTTCGCCGCCAGCCGGCGGGGCATTTCACCCTTTTCCACCCCCTTGCGGAGCTCAGCATTCTCAATCCTGAGACGCTGGAGCTCGTTGTCCTTCTTTAGGGCGTCGGCCTCCTCCTCCTCGGATCGGAATGGATTGACCGGGGGGAGTTGGGAGATCGGGACGCTGGGAAGGGGTTGGGGCTCTCCTTGCGGAACCCGCCTGAAGACGGGGACGTAGCCGGTGGAGGCGTCAGGTATGCCATCCCCCAGCCTGTCCCGGAGACGTTGCATCCTGGTTGGTGTCCCGGGGTCTGCGATGAACTCCTGCGCCTCCTCGGGGTTCGCGAAGACGGCGGGCTGGACGTGCCCGTCATCGAAGACTACCTCAACCCACCAGCGACCTTCCTTTCCGGGATACGGATCTGAGAACGTCATGTCAGCCTCCGGCGACGAGTTTCTGGTCTGCGTACTGTGGAATCACATTCAGCCGGATCTTTCCCTGGGAGCTGGCCGGCACGAATATCTCCATGAACTCAGCAAAGGCCTCGCGGCTTCGACCCACCCATCCCGGGTAGGATTCCTTTCCCAGTAAGACGCAGCCCTCGACGTCAGCGGCGGAGTTGCCCCAGTGGAGACGGATGCCATCCCTTCCGGGGACAGCCAGTACCAGCGGCATCAGGCGCTGGAATCGGTCGGAGAAGTTGAGGATCATCTCGTAGTGGCCGAAGGGGATGCAGGTTCTCTGCTTCGCGTTGACCTCGGCATCCTCCGGCGTGGTCCCGGGGGTGCTGTCCCAGGTGAGTGGATCCTCGAGCGACGGCCACCGGTCAATACCATCGACCGCCAGCACCCCCGGGGTGAATGTCGGGGTGCACCGGACGAGATCACGCTTCAGTGTGAGGATCATGGTGTCTCCAAAATATGGGGGCGAGGACCTCTTGAGGAGAATCCAGCCGGCGCACAGGGATACACCGGCTCCGTTTGGCGCCCCCGGGTTCTACACCGCGTCCGGGAGGTTTTCGTACACCTCGACCTCGAGGATGTCGGATGGGTACGGTATGCCGGACAGTGTCACAATCAGCTGCAACCGGTGAACGCCGACCATAGCGAAGTCGTCCACGTCGGTCGTCACCGTCACCTTGCCGTCGCTCCCGCTGTTTAACAGGGCGGCGCTTCTGGTCGTTACCTTTCCGTTGGGGTCTCCTATCTTTAGCCCGAAGCTCCCCCCGGTGACGTCCACGATGCTCTCGTTCTGGTCGTAGACCGTGAAGTCGAGCGGCACGATCTGAGCGACCCTCAGCTCTCCTGAGCTCATAGTTTCACCTTGGCGTTGAACCGATTGACGATGTACGATACCGCTGTGTGGCGGAGCGTAATGAACCTCGACGACACGTGCTTGCGGTAGATGTAGGAGTTGCCCTCATTCCTTTTGACGATGTAGGCGTTCGCCGCGTGACGCATGACGATGTAGGCGTCGAGGGAGATCCGGACCAGATACCGGATGGTCGCCGAGAACCCATGCGCCGTTGATCCAAAGCCTGAGGATCCGAACCCACCGCCTCCGCCGAAACTCATTATTGTGCGTCCGTATAATCGGCGACGACCTGCTTCATGGTGATCTTATTCATGACGCTCGCAGCCGACCACTGGGCCGAGAAGGCGAACCGGCCGGCATCGGTGAAGTCGGTGACACTGAGAGTGGCATCCGTCATTCCCTCATAGATTTTATATGTGTTTCCATCGAAGTAGTGCATGGAGACGGTCGTTCTGGTTGTAGTGTTTCCGCTCACGACCACAGTCCATTCAATGGAGATTGGACTCGCGGATCCAGAAACGGCCGCTGGTGGGAATGTTATACTCCCGAGAACTTCAGCATTGTATTTTAGGCGGAGGTTGCAAGTCGGCGTGGCGTTTGAGTGCCCTGCGGTAAAATATGTTTTGAACCGCAATGTCATCCCTGCCTCAATGCCGCCTGGCGAGATGGCAATACTGTCCGAGAACTCCGTCTGCGATGCGGTATTGACAATCTCTGTGCTGTTCGCCGAAGTCTTCCAGAAGCAGGTGACCGGTCCGGCGTCCGGTAGTATCCCTTTGATCTGTACCCTGCCGGAAGGCGTCAACGTGAAAGAGGTAGTATCCCCACTCCTCAGTCCGACGGCCCTGTTCTGTGTGTATCCTCCACGCAGGTACGTACCGTTGACCCCCTCACCGATGACCTGACCAGTGTCGGCGTTGATGAGCAGTATCCTGGACGATGCGGCCGGTGTTTGATCAACGGCGAGCGCTCCGTCGATGATTAAAGTTCCGCTGGTCGTACCGATATATCTCAACCAGAGGCTATCGGTCCCGAGTGGGGTGTGGCCGTCGATGAATTCCTGACCGAACGAGAGGGCCGGAAGGAGAAGGAAAAAGAGTGCCAGGAGCTTCTTCATAATCATCACCTCTCTGTCGTCAGTGTCTGATCGAGTGTGAAGTAGTCGACCGAAAAGGATCGAGCCGTACCACTTCCCCCCGTAACGTATTTATTGACTGTGACGGCTGGCGAACAGGCGCGTGGGCCCGTCGTCGGGATGTTCGTCGTAAGAGTCCCGATGGAAACCCCGTTGACATAAAACGTCACCGATGTTCCGGCCGCATTCACGATCGCCGTGAGCCTGTACCATGTCGCGGCAGTAATTGCTGAGGTGGACGACGTATAAGTCCGCAATGAGTTGTTGGCGGTCACTCCCCTCCACCCGCTGCCCGCACTATCCGCCGACCACTCGAAATACACGCCGTCTGTCACGCTGGTGTTTGTGATCGCGTCGTGCAGACCGGCCCGCATGGTGATGTCTTCGGTGACGCCGACGGCGGCCGGACTCTTGACGGAGAACTCATAGATCAGCTCACCGCCGCCGAATGTCAGGCCGTTCGCTGTTCCGCTGCTGAGGTAAACGGTGGAATGGCCGACCTGCGATCCCGGGGCGATTCCAGTAATGATCCCAGGCCTGCCAGCTTCCGGTGCGGCTGGAATTGCGGTAGCGCCACCCGTCCCCGTGAACCCTGATGTCCACCCGAGTGCACCGGTGGCGGACGAATGGATCCATTCTTCGTACAGTGTGACCTTCGATCTCGGTGTGATTGTCGCGGCTGTCGCGGCGATGGTGACCGAGTCCCCGTTGTCGGTGACGGTGACGTTCGTGCCGGCCTTCAGCCGCTTGAACCGGAGGTCGACTCCCACCTTGTCCTTCCAGACGCCAACGCCCGCGCCCGCGAGGTTCGATGCGGTGTTTGTCTCACCAGAGCCTGCCGTGGCGGCGATGGTGACTGAGTCCGTGTTGTCGGTGATTGAGATGTTCGCCCCGGCCTTCAGCCGCTTGAACCGGAGATCGACCCCCGATTTGTCTTTCCAGACGCCCACCCCCGCACCGGTCAGGTTTGATGCGGTGTTCACCTCGCCCGCTCCACCGGTTGCGGCGATCGTGACCGAGTCCGTGTTGTCGGTGATGGTGACATTCGTGCCGGCCTTTAGCCGCTTGAACCGGAGGTTTGACCCCGACTTATCCTTCCAGACACCCACCCCCGCACCGGTGAGGTTTGAGGCGATCGAGGATTCTCCGGCGTATCCTTGTATATCCTCGGTGGTGATGTTGCGCACTGTCGTTGTATCGTTCGGACCCTCGAGGAATAGCGCCTGCCTGGGCCCGCCTTTACCCGCAAGGTTGGAACCCGTTCCACCCCCCGATCGGGGTGTCGGCTGGTTCGTTGACACGCTCTGGAAATCAACGTGCTGATTCGCGCCGGAGATTGCGTAGTTCCCACCTGCCGAGCGATAGATATTCTCCACCGTAACGAACCCAAGCGTGAGCGAATCAAGGGTAATGCCCTGCAAACTGTCCTCGATCGAGGCGGCCGTCATCGGGGTTTCAGAGGTGGTCGTATCGTATCGAACAATCCGGCCGTCCTTGCGCTTGAATCCCATCGGTCCCGATACCACGTTCAACGTATCCACCGGGTCAACATAAGTTGACGGATCGACCAGGCGATGCTCGAGGCCGTTGTACGGGTCGGCGGTATAACTTCCGCTCCCATTTCGTAGGCCGCGATCCCACCATGTTCCGTTGCGGGACTGGCTACCCGGGGCTGGAGGTTCAATCGGTGTCCCGGTCGTGAACTGGAACGCCGTTCCATACGGGCTTGATCCGGCCGTATTCTTCGCCAGAACCCTCCACCAGTACGGCGTCGCCGTTGAAAGGTCATAAATTACAACCGACGTGCCGGATATGGTCGTATCCTTGTGGGGTGTACCGAATGCCTGGTCATTGTCGATCTGGACGCGGTACGAGTCGGCATTTGCCACCGTGCCCCACGATAGCGTTGGGGTCAAACTCTGGCTTCCCGCATTGTTTGCGGGAGTGGAAAGCGTTGGCGCAATGGGAACGAATGATCCGGTCGTCAGTGTCCGGGCCGACGCATACGATCCCCACCCGCCCGCGTAGGACTTGGCCCTGACTTTCCAGTAGTACGTCGTCGCCGCCGCGAATCCCGGGACGAGCTTCGTCGTATCTGTCAGGGTTGAGTCCCGGTAGAACGGACTCCCGAACCCGATGTCATTGTCGGCGATTAACTCATAAGCGACTACGGTTCCGCTCGCCGTGTTCCAGGCGAAAGTGATGCTCTGATTCAGACCGGTCGCGCTTGCGGCCGGAAGGAGCAGCGTCGGCGTTCCGGGGACAGCCGGAACGGTTGTGAAGGTAATAGTAGAAGACCATCCACCCCAAACGTCAGCGGCGTTCTTGACCCTTACCCTACCGTAATACGTTGTATTATTCGCAAGCCCAGAACTCGTTAAGACGTACTGGCTCGGAGTGACGGAGGTGTCCTTAATCAGAACCGACCAAAAACTCGCGCTATCGTCAATCTGGACGTTATAGCCAGCGGCGGCATTAACACCGGAAACGTCATTCCAGTTAAATGTTGCCGTCAGTAGAACACCAGTAGCACCATTCGCTGGAGAGAACGTAGTCGGTGGATTGAGAATTTTAATAGTTGTATCCGTAAAATCAAGGTGGGTTCTCATCTGACTGAAGAGCCACCCTCTCCCTTCAGGTGGGACTGTGGGGGTGCTGTAAATCTCACTCCCCAGATTCCAGACCATCACCCCGCCGAGGTTCATTGAGTCCACGACCCTACGAGTTGCCCACATCCCGGAGTCTTTTCCGGGGAATGTCGCCATCGTCCAGAGTTTATCGTCAGTAATGGAAGTTCCAGTATGCGCCCAATACGCCCTTGAGGTATCATCCCATCTGATACTGTCTATATTGGCCGCGAGGAAAGTATACTGTGTGTTAAAATCAGGATCGCTTGTCATGTCTGACGTATTGCCAGCCGTCGCCTGTCGTATTCTTGTCGGCCCTCTCCCACCGGCGAATGTTCCACCATACCAGTATGTAGGATTAGCGTCAAAGCCAATGACGACTTTTTCATTCGGCCACCCAGCCCCAAGAGCCTGCAATGCACCCCATTGCATTGACCGTGCCTCTGAGTTATCCCCGCAACTATACCAGTCGAGGATAGCACCTGTTCCGTCGAAATTTGCCCGCGAGGTTGCGGACCAATCGTGGAAAATACGGCAGTAATAATCACCAATAAAGTCGTATGTCATAAGGTTGAGGTGGCCGACGAACGGGGCCATCGAAACCCATGACGCGGACCGCAACGGGCCAATAGTCAAAACGATGAATGGTGATATACTGGGGTCTTTTGTGGATCGTCTTGTCTGTAAAGAATCGTAAAAAACATCGAAGAAATTATATACACTTGTTTGATCAATCGTCCCTTCAAAGTCGAACTCGTAAAAGTCTAGTCCATAGGTATCTATCAGGCCGAGGTAGTAATTGATCCAAGCAGGCCATGAGGCTGAATTAGCAATCATGGCCCTGAGTGCCGCATCTCCAGAACCACCGAAGCATAGACCAGCGAAAACGTCAGACTGATGCGCCCTTGAGGTGATATAGGGGAGTTGATCAAAATAGGACGGGGTGAGCGGAACCTGTCCCCCAGAAGAAAAGAGAACGGCGTGGGTTAGAATATCCCATGGGATAGAATCAACTGGAACATCCCCCCATGATGATGCCGTCCACTTTGTATCATCAAACGTAAGATACGCATAGACCTTCTTCGTTGACGTACTCCGAGGAGAGAAGGTAATCGTCGTCGTCGCTGAAGTGTCCCACTTATTTGCCGCGTCCTTCACCCTGCCACGCAGAGTAGCAGTTCCAGCCGCGTACATCGTGAAGGAATTACTTAACTGACTCCCGGACTTGCCTGTGATTGCGTGAGTAGACAGGGTATAGTATCCCCCACCCGTATCAGCGTCAAAGACCACCTGCGCCCCCAGAGAGTCATCAGACCAGGGGAGCGTCACGGTCGCATTATTCCCAATCGTGGCAGACGCCGCACTCCTCTGAAGCGTCCCGGCCACAGGAGGGTCTACCTCTGTATCCGTTCCGCCACCAGTCGCGCCTATCGGCCCGATGCTGAAATCGTCAATGAGGAATTTGGTGGTTTCATCCCTGCCATAGAGCCATACATACGCCCCGCTCGTGATGTTATATGTTGCATCAGTAGTAGAAAGTGAGTCAACAGTCGTCCCGCGTTTACGTACTGCCGTCTTTCGTCCATCGGCATAAACGTCAATCCAGAATGTATCCTGAGCGGCATGGTTGCTAATCATCGGGTCAGTAATGCCGTCCGGATAATATCCCGAATTACCATTCTCAATCGTCGTTGTCGAATTGAACTCCCGGAGATACATATAATCTTCCGGAGCTGTAGCCCCAACCATTTGCTGAAGCGTGATATGATACCCGGTCGCTGTTGCGAAGGTATTTGTCGTTGAAAGAACTAGATAAAAATTCTTTAGGTTGTATGTAGCTGAAAGTTGTTTAAGGACGAACTTAACCCTGTATGGAGCCGTCAGAGCAGAGTCCCAATAAACCCCACCGTAGAACCCTACCCCACTCGGATTATAGGGATACCCCTGATTGGAGGAGATGCCGATGGATGAACCGGCAACGTCCATCCCTCCGATCTCCTTCCAGTTCCGCACTCCCACGATGGATGTGGCATCGGCCCCGGTGAAGTTATAGTTGTTTTGCGCCGGAGCGGTCGGCGGCCAGCACGCAAAAGCAACCAGCGCGAGCGTGGCAACGATGATGGTTTTTTTCATGCTCATCTCCTCCAATACATCCAGTCTACCCGCTGCGAGTCGGTGGTGAGGTTGAAATGCGGATCAATAACGATATAGGTCGGATAGATGATGAACTGCAAGGGCGCAGGCGGGGCGGTCGATCCAGCCCACCCGCCGACCGCCTTTGTCGCCGCGACTGCGACCCGGAGCGTATCGAACTCCGCCATCAGGTACGAGGTCATCGGGACGGGGATGTCATGCTGCGTCGCCATACCATTTACCGATGTATCCATGTCGGCCGGGAGGATGGTGCCGTTGAGTATTTTTGCAGAGGTGACGGCGTCGTCTTTAACCGTCACTGCGGAGTCGGCGATTTTCGAATGGTGTGCGGCGATCGACGAATCCGCCAGATCGGCTGCGTCGGAATCGTACCCCTTCATCCCTGCAGTAAGATCGGCGCGTTGAATCGTACCGTCCTTGATCTCCTCGCTTCTGACGTTGCCGTCCTTGATGACGACAGAGTCCGCTTTCTCGGCGACCATGTCGATCGTCGTGGTAGGACCGTTGGGGTTGGTGACTGCCAGCCGCCCGTCGATGTTCTGTATCGCGGTGATGGTTCCACCTTCGCCGCCGGCGCCGGAATTGATGATGACCGAATCTTTCGTCGGCCCCGAGGCCGTCCGGACGGTGGCCCCACCTTCCCCAGCGATGACCACCTCGTCCTTGAATCCGTTGAGTTCGCGAACCACCTGGCCGTTGGCGATGTCCGGGCCGACGATTGTCGAGTCCTTGATCTTCGTCGATGGGACAGAGCCCGTTGCGAGGCGCGTCGAGTCGACCGACCCCGCGATGAGGCTCCAGGCGAGTGTGCCGGTTCCGTGGGTGATGGCGATGTGGGAACTCCCTGAGAATGTCTTCCACTCGAGGCCGTTCCCGGCCGCGTTCATCCCCGGAAGCTGGTTTGCCGTCCCGAGCCCCGAGAGGCCGGTGAGTGAGAACTCCCCCGTCGACGAGTTAAAGGAGAGCGGCGATACGGCCGATAACGCCGCCCGCACGCGCACGTCGGTATACCAGAGGTTCGTCCCCTCAGTGATGTAGGTCGTCAGGAGCGGCTTGTATTTCCCGGTGTAGCGGCCGTTGACCAGGGACCACTGCATCACGTCGTTCACGGACTGTCCCAGCGCCGACGTGGAGAGAACCAGGAGGAGGACCACGGGGAGGGTCGCGATCCTCCGTGCTCTGGTCTTCCGGCGGAGATGAGCCGCCAGCTTCTTCGCATACCTGCTCCCCGCGGTGGAGAGTTTCGGCAGCTTTGTCAGGGGGCGCTTTTTCGGGGTCATTTTACCACCCATACTTTTACTCTCCTGTCGCGAACCTCGTCGGCCGTGGAGCGGACGTCCACATACCCCGCCCCCACCTCCGACACGTAGACGGCCCCGATGGGTGGGGAATAATTCACGGCCGGGTCTGCCTGGTTGTTGTTCCCCCAGACGGCGATGGCGTCCGAGCCAGCCGTTACGCCGGCGATTGTGACCCGCTTGTATGAGGTCGTCCCGTCCAGGACGTCGTCAGCTCTGGTAGGAATCTGGGCGACGAGCTCGTCCCATATCTTCTTCGAGAGGACGAGCTCCATCTTATGGGTCTTTCCGGCGACGTTATGCGCGGACGCGGGCGTCCCCTGCTGGGCTCGGATGATGGTAAGTGTATCGGCTGATATTGCCGTGATCCGAACGAACTCCCTGTTCGGGTCCTCGGCTGCGTCGGCATAATCTTCAGCGTTCCACCAAACCACGTCGTAGGCCCCGAGCGTTGCCGGATCCGGCAGCTTCACGCCCTCGCCCAGGGCGAGGGCAATCGTCACTGCGGAGGCATTGTATCCTGTGCTCACGATGACGCGCGCAAAGTTCTTTACTGGATCCATGAGCAGCCTACTGGTGGAATGATTTCGTCATTCGCTGGACTGCGTCAGCCCCCGACCTTGGCCTTGCGTGTCTTATTCCACTCGAAGAAGATAGAGGCGAACGTCTGGTTTACGCCGAACGCCGCGACGACCGTATTGAACACCCCGCCGTCGGTGAGTATTTGGAGGCCGAGGAGCCAGTCCCCGATCGACATCAGAAGTATCCCGACCAGGCCGCTCACGAGGATTGTCGCCCACCCGGAGATCTTCTCTTGCAGCGGTTCGGTCGAAAGAAATGGCACGCCGGCGAGCTTTGACTTTAGCCAGCTCGTGACCGGGACGCTGATCGCGCCCATGATCGCATTGAAGACCACGGCCAGCGCCTGGACTGGCGTCATCCCAAGCGCACCCAAGAGCGCGCTGATGAAGTCGATAACTGTTTGCATGATGTACCTCCTTTTTGGTTATGAGGCCCTTTGGGCCCTGAATATAATCTCCAGGGGGAACAGGTTGTAGCGGAGCTTCTGGAGTGTGTCCTTGTCGAAATCAAAGTGCCCGAGGTAGATACCGTCGAGGTCGTCGATCATGTACACGGGCCGCAGGGAGCCGCCGGCGATGGCGAAGACCGTCTGCCAGTTCGTCCGGATGGCGTCCGACAGAGCGTTGCCCTCTTTCAGCGAGATCCGCCACGTACGGCGGGCTCCGTAGGGCGAGCTTGCGCGGATGCGGCTGTCCAGCGATACCGTCCGCGTCACGATATGTTCGTCTACCCCCGGCTCGTACGGAAGAGAGGGAACAGTCCCGAGGTCCAGTGCATAGTCCACGAATACCTGGCCAATCTGGGGAATGGCGTTGAGGGCCCCATTAAAGAGAATCCTCCAATACTGCCGATCCGCCGTTCCGCCGAAATTGTAGAAATATGGGTCGGTCGTTGGATCGAATGCTGCGAGCCCGTCGATCACCCCTGAGCTAAATCCCGAGTTATTGGCACCCTGAAGCTTCAAGGCACCCGACGACATTATTCCGCCCAGATTATGATTATGAAGTACAATTCCGGTGCGGTCCCTGACGTCTACCCCAAAATCGAGGGTAAGGAACTGGGCGTTGTTGGAGTCCGCACTTTTCCAGATGTCATCATGGAAGCCGGTGTTAAGGTTAGAGGCCGGGTACGAGGCATTATCCCCCACGCTCGATGTGAAGGTGATCTGCTCAAGTTTGGTTGATATAAATCGAAGGTTGCTCACGGTAACTGGTGCTTACTGTTCATGATGGAGACCTGCCGTCGGAGTTCCTCAACCACGTCCCGGAGGTCATTGGTCGCCTTGGTGAGCTTGGGGACGTTGTCCTTCAGTACGGCAAGGTCCTTGTCGGCGTCACTTTTCCACACCTCGATCACCGTCACGCGCCTGGCGGTGTCATCGACCTTTTCGATGATCTTCCCTGAGAGCTCCGCCTTTCCTACGAAAAAGAAGAAAAGCCCCGAGGCGAGGGCGCTGGCCATGGAGGCGATGATGGCTTTCTTCCAACCGTTGAGTTCCGGCATACGCATTTATATTATTGTCACTGTAAGTATGTACAGCTGATTTTTTTTATTTTAATCCCCTGTGCGTTGACAGTGACAAGGCTCCAATCAACGGGCTCCGTCGCTTTCGCCACGGACGAACTTCTCACAAAGTCATCGGGCTGTTTCTCCCCCAGTCCCGCGCGATTACTACTCCATATCAGATCCCCCACTTCAATGTTTCCTCCCGTCTCAGTCACCAGCACCTTCCCCACGCCCAATGCAAATACCTGATGTACTGCCTTGAATGGGTTTGCCCCATTGTAGTCGGTTGATCGTTTTACCGATTCCCCAATTCTGGTTTGATATATGTCGAGTATCGCCTTCGCTGAGTCGTACCCTCTAAACGTCGAATCGTTGGATTTAAGGCTGAGCAAGGAGTCCATGCCGGCCTTTATACGGCGCATCTCGAATATCGAGTCCCGAAGTGCTTGATTGACGGGATTACTGATCTTTCCCGCGTAAACGCCGAAGACCGCCTTGTCTCCCCTCGTGATCGTCTTGGTAATCCATGGAAGAGTTGAGCGACTGGGCATTAACTCACCAGTTGCCCTGACCAACATCCCCTCGATGATGCTTTCACCCTCTGCTGATTGCTGTACATAGTGTGCACCGGTGAAGGTGTTGTAGGCAATAACCCCAGAACTGGCCGTACCCGCCACCGACCCGATTACCGTTCCGGCGTTATCGGTGAAATCAATGAAATGATCAGCGGAGGTGATGTTCGCACTCGTAGCCGGGATCTTGAGTTCCAGTGTAACGGCGTTGTCGGCGCCAACCACTTTTAAGTATGCAGACGTCGCGTCGGCCGAAGACCCAGTGTTGAGTCCCACCTTAGGACCGGTGAATGCGTGATATTTGGTGAGAGTCCCAGCGGTAATCAATCCCATCCTGCCCGTGACATCTTCACTAGCGTTCGTCACGTCGTCTATCTCAGCATCCAGTAGCCATCCACCTCTTTCCACTGCAGTGCTGCTCAAGAAGTTCCACTGCATCGCCCCGATCTGATCCCCATTACTGCAGGCCGTCGGAGATGCGTATGTACCCCTTGTTTTTTTGGCGGCGAAGTACACTCCCCAAGCGTCCGTACTACTTCGAGTGAACTTTGCATCTTGTGTCACTGCTTCGAACATTGTTGTGCTATTACCACCATTCACCAGCAGCTTGGTGATTGTTAGCTTGTTGGTCCCATCGTAAGAGAAGTCCGCATTGTCTTCGGAAAATGTGGTTGTATTTGTGAGGAATGGTACACTGTTGGCACTCCATGATGTTTTATTTGTACCACCATTTCCGGTAGAGAGTGTCCCGGACACGTCGATTGTCGCGCCCGAGAGGCGAACGGCCCCCCACGATGGGGGTGAGGTCGAGCGGATGACCAGGCCTTCGCCCGCTGCGGCTGGAATGACCCCCATCTCAGTGCCCACCCCGTCATAGTATGGTATCTGGTTTGCCGTGTTCGTTGTTAAGCCCGTTCCACCCTTGGTTGTTTGGGTGGTCGCGTTAAGTTGTGTCTGGATCGACGAGGTAACACCGTCGAGCCAGCCAAGCTCGGTACTCGACACCGAAGAGAGGCCGAGTAGCTGACCGCTCCCGTCGTAGTACGCCGCCCCTTGACCAGCCTGAGCGGAGATTGTGAGATTTGCGAATGTTGGCGTAGATGCGGTTGTCAGCCCAGATACCGCCGCCTGATTTAATGTCTGCCAGCTCTTATCACCACGGTAATACTGCGAACTTGTCCCAGCCGAAAGCGTTCCTTCCTTTCCATTGAGCTGCGTCTGGACGTCCGAGGTTGTCGTTGCGAGATACTCCAATTCCGCCGAGGTTACACCGGACGATACTGCCACCTTGCCTGACACGTCCGAGACGAGAGCGCGTGACGCGGTGAGGTCCGACGATGCAATGGTCGTGGCACCACCTGTGATCGCCGCCTGCTTACCGTTGAGCTGCGTCTGGACGTCCGAGGTTGTCGTTGCGAGATACTCAAATTCCGCCGAGGTTACACCGGACGATACTGCCACCTTGCCTGACACGTCCGAGACGAGAGCGCGTGACGCGGTGAGGTTCGATGATGTGATGGTTGTGGCACCACCTGTGATCGTCGCCTGTTTACCGTTGAACGTGGACCAGTCCGACGAGGAGAGAACCCCCCGATTGACTGCCGACGCCGTCGGCAGTTCAAGCGTATGTGTCGACCCCGACGACGTCCACGCCGGGTCCGCTCCCGACGATCCGATCGCGAGGGTCTGCGTCGTTGCCGTTAGCGTGTTGAGTGTGGTGATTCCGCCCCCTCCCCCGCCACCGGTGTTCGTGATGGTGATCCCGGAATCGGTGTAGGCCACTGAGATTCCGGTTCCAGCGAAGAGATTCCGAAGGGCGTTGCGGGAGCCGGAGATGTAGATCGGCGCCCCGGTGAACGCGCGGTTACGCAGGGAATCCACCGGGTAGACAGCGTCGTAGCGACTGCCATTCCACTTCAGAGTCTTCCCCCTGTCGGAGGTCCCGAGGGTCGGAAACTGGGCGCTCGCCTCGAACGACAGGAACGCTTGCAGGATGAGGACCGGAAGGACGGCGCTCCGGATTCTCATATCATGATCTCCTGAAGCATCTGCCCGGTCCGGGTGTACGTGCACGCGTAAATCAACCCAGTGGCTGACTTCTGTATTTTCGTCGACGTAAAGGTGAGCACTGCCCCATCGAAGGGCTCATACTGGAACCTCGCAGCGTCCACCGGGACGATGTACACTGACCGGCTCGTCTTGAAGAACTGGTAGACATGGTAGCAGAGGTGTTTCACCAGCTCGTCCGGGATGATATCGTTGGATATCTCAATTGTCCGCTTGTCGGACAGGACACTCACCCCGAACTTCGTGCCGTCGTAGGTCTCGGTCACAGAGGCCCCGGCAACCCTGATGAGCTCCGCCTTGAGGTAGCGGTAGACTTCTTCGGTGAGGTTACTCGCGTTGGTGATGTTGATGGCGATTGATTGTCCGGACGTCTGGGGAGTCCCACTGGCATCCCCCCGTCGGTAGACAAATGCCGCCTTGGTACTCCCGATCGTCGCAATCAGGTTGAACGCCTGGAGCACCTTGTACAGCGAGGTCGTCACGCTCTCAGCGTTGAACCGGGCCCGCGAGACGTAGAACGCCAGGGCCGTGTGGTACTGGAATAGGAGGCTGTTCTCGGAAAGACCGTAGAGCCGCGTGGAGCTGTGGGCGAGCATTATACCGACGGCCCACACCCCGGTGGCAAGCTCGGTCGGTGATGCCGGGTTACCGGTGACGCTCCACAGAAAATACTTCTGGCTCGGCAATTCGGCGACCATCGAGAACCGGTTGGTCGTGTAGTAGACCACCCCGTCGTAGTACGTCATTGAACCCATGTCCTCGCCGCCGGCGTCGAATGTATGATTCACCGATGAGGAGTATGACCCGCCGGGGTGGGACTTGATTCCAGGGGCGGTTGAGGTGTAATAATATACTCGGTCCTCGGAGGCGTTGTAGACTATGAACGATTCTTGTTCCACCAAGTTGGCATTGATGAAGACCGCACCGTTCTGGACCCAGGTTCCGGATACGTTGATGGTCATCTCCTCGTATCCGAGAGCGGGCGGGGAGACGTCGTAGAGCGCGAGAGTCCGTACCAGATTGCCACTCTTTACGTAGGTGAAGGCGCTTCGGTAGCCGGTGTCGTTCGCGCCCGTATCCACCAGCGCGGAGAATACTGTTGTCAGGGTGAGGCTCGACCCCCCGCTTTTCGTGGCGGTTTTGAAGAACCCCCGGTCCGATGCGGTGTGCTTCACGCTGTAGCAGAGGGCGTACAGGTAGCTCGACCCGGTGTAGTTGTAGTCCACCACGGCGAGGGAGAGCTTCCCCACGGCGTCGGTGCCGGCTGTGGTGAGCGTAGCCGTGGTGCGCTTCGTTGAGGTATCCAGCTCGTAGCAGGTCAGCTTGACCGTGCTGCCGTTGGTGTGGTAGATCCAGAGGTCTTCGTGGTTTCCCACCCGTTTGTGGTAGATGATGCGCTCGATGAGGTCACCTGAGTCCAACGTGGTGACGAGCGTGTAGGTGTCGGTGCTCATGGTCCGCTTGTATACCTTGTTCCCCACCCCGAAGAAGAGGTCGGTGCCGTCGGTCTCCATTGCCCGCTTCGTCCCGGAGACCGTTGAATCGTTTGGCGGTGCGTCCAGCCAGGATACCTTCTTCGAGCCGTCGTAGGTGTTCATTTCCATCGCGTCGAAGGTTACCGAGGTGATCCCGATCGCCTCGTACATCCGCTTCAGGAGCGTTCTGGCGGAGACGTTCCTGTACCACTGTCGCGGAAGGACCGTCCCCTCGGTGATGACCACGACGTAGTCGGTGTAGGTCGTGCCGTACGCCCCCAGGTCGAAGATGTCCGGGACGTGGACGTCCAGCCGCTCGGTGTCGTCGGCAGCGTCCTCGGCGTTTCCGAGCGTGTAGGTGCCGTTGGCCGTGATCGGCACCCAGCGGCCACCGTCCAGCCGGGCGTGCTTGACCTGGGTGTCATCCTCGTATTCGATGACGTGCTCGCCCAGCTTGAGGACGTAGGAGGCTTTGTTGGCGTCCTTCAGAAACATCCCCGGTATGTACTGGAGGATGAGGCCGTCGGTGCCGGAGCCGTCGATGTCGGTCTCGACGTACTGGGTGGTGAGGTTCTCGGCCGCGATGCGCGTCCCGAGGTCCTGCGAGGTGAACAGGCTGAACGTGACGGAGTCGGCGAGCTCGTTGTAGACGATGGTGTTCTTGTCGACGAACCCGTAGAACATTGGCACCGAGTCGGATGCCCCGTCGAGCGTGAAGTAGATCGCCACCTCACCGTACTTCGTGGCGGTCGTCAGGAAGCTCGACGTGAAGATGGAGGTCTTGAAGTAAGAAACCCCGGAGGCCTTGAGCTCCAGACTGTCGGTCGTGAATTGCCCCAGCTCGTGCTCGATCCTGGCACTGATGTCGGGGAGGTCTTCCAGCGGGATCCGGCTTGTGATCTCGGTCCAGGTCCCTGACGCCAGCGAGAGGGACACGTCGGTCACCTCGCGGTAATACACCCGCCAGCGGTACGTGCGGTACGCAGCGCTCGCGAGGGCGTTAAACCGGGATGTGGCCGTTATCTTCATTATTTGGCGAGCCTCAGGTTGGCCCGGTTATTGACAGCTACCGCGGTGATGTCGAGGCCCGTCTCCCGGAGGCGCTTGGTGATCTGCTTCCAGACGAACTCACCGTCGGAGACCGGGCCGTTGAAGTTGAATATCAGGGTTGATCCCCCCCGGCCGATGGATGCCTCCTGCGCCTCGGTCCGGATCGTCTCCCCCCCGCGCGCGAGGATGGGGACGTTCTGATGCGGGGCTGAATCGAGGTACATCCCGCCCGGGACGACGCCGCCGGAGTGGAACTTCGGCGTGGGTTGGCCGGCGATCAGGGCCACCTGGGCCGCACCCATCGCCCCGACGAGGACTGAGAGGGGGATGTTCGGGAGAGCCTCGACCACCGCGGAGGCGGTGTCGATGACCGCCTGAATCGTCTTGGCCGTCTTGTCGGCCTGGAACGCCTGGGCCTTCGCCTCGCGCGTCTTCGCGTCGTACTCGGCCTCCACCTGCGCGCGGCGGGAGAGGAGCGCCAGGCGCTCTGCCTCGCTCAGCTTCTCGTTCGCGAGTTGGGCGTCGATCCTTGCCAGCGCCGCCGTCTTTTCAGACTCGATCCGGTTGAGCTGCTCCTCGCTCTTCTGCGCGGAGAACTGGGCAATCGTCCCGATCCCCTTTGTGACGAACGGGACGGCCTGAGCCCAGCTCTTCTGAACCTTCTGGAGCGGGGTGATGAGGGCCCCTTCGATCTTCGCCTTCAACGCGTCGACCTCCCCCAGCTTCGCGAGCCACGATCCGCTCCCGATCTCCAGCCGGGAGAGCTCTTCCTCCACTCCCCGGAGCTGGTTCTGGAGGTCGTTGGTCGAACCGAGCGCGGAGAGCGGGGAGATCTCCGGCAGCTTGAACCCCTTTGTCTGGATCTGTTCCAGGGCCTTGTCGAAGGCCTTGGTATCGAGGCCGGCCAGCTTGGGCGTCATCCCCCCGACTTGCGCCATCCGGGCGGCGGAGAGTTCCATCTTGTCCCAGAGCTCGACCGCCTCGTTTAACTTTTCGATGCTCTTGGCGTTTGCCTGGTACTGCTTCTCCTTGTCGCCGGTGATGTCCTTGTTGACTCCCTGGGTGGCCTTCTCCAGCTCGAGGATCTTGATCTCGGCGGCGCGTATTTCTTCCAGCGTGCCGGACGTCTTCAACCACGTCCCCATTCCCGCCCGGAGCAGTACCGTCCAGTCGTACGTAATGACCTTCAGTTCCTCCAGGCGTGTCTTTGCCTTCAGGAGTTGGGTCTGGAGGAAGCTGAGCATCTCCTGTTTTGAAGCCTTGCCGAGCTCCACCTGGAGGCGCATGATCTGTTCATCGAGCTCTCCCACCCGGAGCGCGGCCTGGGCGGCCTGTTGGTGCATGGAGAACAACATCGCCGACACCCCGCCGATGGCGGCGATGGCGATTCCGGCGGGCCCCTTAAATCCCGACATCATGAAGTCCAGTCCTTGGAACGCGAGGAAGCCCTGATTCACGGCGTTGGAGAGGTTGGCCATCCCCTTCGAAGATTCGCCGGCGGCGCCGTTGAAGGCGGCCAACCCGAGGGAAACAGCCCCGAGGGCCTGCTGGCTTTCTCGGAAATAGAAGTTTTGGAGGCGCTGCTCCTTGCGCTGCTCGCGCATGAAGCCGGTCGCGCGCTCGGTGGTCGTGGCGTAGGTATCGAACTTCTGCCTCGCCTGGTCGACCGCGCCCTGGGCGGTGCGCATTTCGGTGGTCAGCTCGTCGAAACGGGCGGAGCCGATCTTCACCTTTTCGAGTTCCTTGGTGAGACCGCCGATGCGCCCCTTGATGGCGTCGATTGTCTCGAAGCCCTGCTGGCGCATCCGGAGGATGTACTCCATGTCACGATTGGTCGGCATTCCCTCGCTCGCGTTTTTTCCGTTCTTTCTCGGAGACCTCGCGCTTGACGTCCTGGACCATCCGGAGCACCTGCATCAGGACGTTCGGCAGCGTTTCGTAGTCACTCCGGGGGATGATGAAGAGCCCGTCCTGCCAGTCGAGTATGTAGCGGATGACGTGCTCATACTCCCGAGTACAGTCCCGGATAAACCCCACGGTGTACTTTTCCTGCGTGTCTTCATCGACGATGACCCCGCTCGGATCGCCCTTCTGGAGGCTCGGGTAGAACACCCCCCAGAGGGCGAGCTTCAGTTTTTTCGCTGATCTCCGGAAACCTTGTTCAGGTCCTGAATCTTCTGCGCGAGCTCCGCGATATCCTCCAGCGAGAGCGAACGCAGAAGGGAATCCTTCACCCCGGAGCGCACCCCGATCCGGTCGATGACGTACTCCTGGGACTGGTACGGGACCGGCTTGTCGTCCCGGGTGATGAGGTTCTCCCAGCCCTTGATGCCGAACCGGGCGAACTCCACGTACCGTTGATTGAGCCGCAGGACGATGCCGGTCTCCCCGTCCTTGAAGACCTGCTCCTTCTTGTACAGCATGAGGTCGTCTTCGAGGGCCGCCATCAGCGGCGCGTCGATCGGCCCGAGGATCCAGACGGTCTTGGGTTCTTCCTTGTCGGTCGTGAGCGTGTACTTCTCAACCGATGCGAGGTTGAAGGTGCGAGTGGCCATGGTGCTTTTCCCTGTGTGGTGAATGGTTTACGAGAAAATGAGAATCACCGAATCGTTTCCGGCGTTCTGGTTGAACTTGAGCGACGCGTTGTAGTCGCGGAAGATCTCCCTGGTGACATACGGCGCCTCCATGATCTGCCCCTTCTGGCAGACGATGTGTACCAGGTTCCCGCCGACCGTGCCGTAGCGTACCCCTACCACGCCCTGCGTGGCGGCGACCGCCAGCGCGTTCGGGTCGAAGGTGGCTGCGGTCTCGCACTCGAACTGCGCGGAGCCCTTCGGATCACGGTCGCCGATGATGAACCCCTTGATCGAGTTCGCACTCTGGCCATCGTCGCGGAGGCTCGTTTTGAGGCCCATGTCGATGTCGACCTTGGAGATGACCGCGCCGCCCCAGTCGATGATCCCCACCTTGGCGGATTCGAAGACGGGAGGGTTGACCGTGACAATGGTGGGCGTGGGCATCGAGACGTCGGTGATGCTCGCGTATTCACCCATCAGGTCGAACTTCATCTTGGTGTACTTCCCGGACTCCATCGAGAAGGCGAGCGCGCCGGCGAGCGAGCCCTTCATGATGTGCTTGTGCCCGTCGAAGAAGGATTCGACGGAGACGGACTTGCCGGGGCCGTAGAAGTTGGCCGAGGCGGGATCGGAGACGAGGGTGTACATCAGCGTGCCACCGCGGGTAACCGTGGCCGCTGCGCTCGACCCGCCGCCGCCGGTGAAGACCACCGTCGGATCTCCGGTATAGCCGGATCCGGGGTTTGTGACCAGGACCGCCACCACCGCGCCACCGGAGACGATCGCCTTTGCGGCCGCCCCCGACCCGACGCCGCCGGTGAAGGACACCACCGGAGCCGAGGTGTACCCGGATCCGCCGTTGCTCACATCGATCTTGGCGATGGCCTGCGTGGTCGCCTTGGTCAGCGTGAACCCGGCCGCCTGGAGCAGCGCGTTCTTCCCGGCGAACCCGGCGATGGTCTCGTCGCCGGCGGTGCCGGAGCCCTTCAGCTCGGTCTCGAAGGAGAGCGTCTTGTACCTCTTCCCGATCGCGTCGGCCGCCTTGTCGAGGGTCGGCAGGGCCACGTTGCGCTGGAGCTTCTCGAAGAACGGCTTGAGGTCGATCGAGTCGAGGTCCGCCTCGATGTAGTCGGTCGCGGACGCCGGAACGACCGCCGTTCCCTGGGTGGTTTCCTGCTTCACGCCGATGGCGATTTTCCGTACGAGGTTCATTGTCAACTCTCCTGAAATTGGTTTGTCTGGTAGTGGACGACGAAGGAGACCTTTCCTCCACCGACGATCTTCACATTGTTGTCCCCCCCGACGTCCGCCTCGTCGACGTCCACTTCGTCGGTGATCGGGACGGTGTCCTGGGCCAGCCCGCCCCAGGTGGGGTCTGTGCCGATCGCCTTGTAGATGTCGGCGATCATCTTCTCGGCCAGCTCGTGGCTCGTTGAGCCCTGCATGCAGGCGAACTCCACGTCGACCGAGAGTGCCTGGTTGTGCTTTGAGTTTGCCGGAGCAATCAGCTCCGACCCGAAATCGTTGATCGTGCGGGTGAGGTTTATCCCGGGGAGCTCGTGCGCCTGGAACGCCGTCGTCCGGAACATGAAGACATGGCCGGCGACGTTCGTGTAATATCCTCCCGAACCCACGATGAGCGTGTTGAACCGCGACTGGATCGCCTGGAAGATCTGGAGACGTTTAATCGCCATGGGCCTAGTCCCTGCTCAGCATGAGGATCGTCCAGCCGTCGCCGTACGGCTTCGCCTGGCGTACCTTGTACAGGACGTCATCCACCTTCAGCTTGCAGCGGTTGTCGGCCGATGGAACGTCCACCGATTTCGCAACCGCCTGCGTGGCGGCCGTGACCGCCGCGACGTTGACCACCTGGCCCTCGGTGTAGGCCTCTGGAGAAAAGATCACCCGGATCTTCTTCAGGACCCCGGCCGCGTCGGTGTACGTGGCGTCGGTCCCGAATTCGATGAGCGTGATCTCGGTGTCGGCGGTGAGGTCCATCGCAATGGATCCGGCCATTCTCCGGGGTGATGAGGACCATGGCCGGCAGGGGAGTGGGTGATCCCGTCTTCCTGCCGGCCGGTTTCCCCGGGGGTGGTGGTCCTGTTAGAGTACCTGCTTCTGGCCGACGGCGTTGACCGCCATGTTCAGGTTCGGCGTGCCGCCACCGATCGTTCCGACGTACCTGATGTACCGGCGGACCTTGCGCGTGTCGACCCCGAGCGTCTGGATGTTGTCGGCCGCGGTGACCTGCGTGAAGGTGTAGCCCGAGACGTCGGCCCAGTTCGAGTTGTCGGCCGAGTCCTGGATCTTCCCGTCGAGGGTCGGCGTGTTGGCGATGGCTCCGACCTGCTGGATGACCTTGAGGACGCCCTGGTAGTCCCGAACGTCCACCCCGGTGCCGGTGACCGTGCTGGTCCGCAGCAGGGGCTTCGCGAGTTCCAGGAACTCCAGTTCGTTCTGGCAATCGATGATCTTCATGGTGCTGTTATCCTTTCAGTGCTGAAATGTGAAATAGCGTGTTGACGATCGGTGCGCCGTGATTATACCTTTGACCCGAGGAGCTCGACGATCTCGCCCTTCTTCGCGTAGGAGGGGACAGCGATCCCCTTGTCCTCGGCGAGCTTCAGGAGCTCCTTCATCGACAGCTTCTCGTAGTCGGGCGACCCGGTGACCTCCGGCGCTTTTGGCGCCGCCGGCGGAACATAGAGCACCGCCTGGTGTTGCAAGATCAGGATGCGTGCGTCGGTGTCGGAGAGGTCGTGGACCTCACCGGCGTTGACCACAATCCCCTTCACCGTCGTCCCTTGAATGATCTGTACTTTCTTCATGCGATCCTTTCTCGCCGGCGAACGGGCGCCGCTCGTGAATACTTGCGGCGCCCGCTATCGGCACGTTTTAATCAGCCAGCGCTTACTGCGCTCCGGAGTCTGCCGACACGCAGAAGCTCACCGGATGACGGAGCACGAAGTCCGTGAGCAGCTGGATCGTGACCTCGATCTGGCCGGATTTCTTCAAGGAGTACGGATCCACGACCACGTCAATTCCTGCCCAGTCGCCGAAGAGCGCGTCCAGGAAGTTGGCGAAGATCACCTTGTCGGACGGGACCTGCTTGGTGACGCCGGTCTTGTAGCCGTTGACCATGTCGTTCGCCCAGAGGAACTCGGCCGTGTTGGCGACCTTGGTGATGCCCTTCCATTTTCCGCGCACCGCGGGGGTGGTCAGGTAGCCCATGCCCGCGACGTCGGCGTTGTTGCCCGAGATGTTGGTCTCGAACTCCAGCACCTTCGCCCAGGTGGCCGCCGCGCCGAAGGTGACCGCGGTGGAGAGGCCCGTGGTGTTCAGGATGCCGAGGGGCTCGCCGGCGGCGCCGAGGCCGTTGATGCCGGCCCGGTCCTTTTCGATCGCGAGCACCGTCATCAGGTCTTCCCTGACGAACGCCTCGACGTCGATCGAGCTCTGGATCAGGAGCTCCTTCGAGTACGCCGTGTCGGCCGCGAGCTTGTGCGGCACGAGCGCGGCCTGGCCGAAGGCCTGGTCGCTCTTCGTGACCGAGGTGCCGTCATCGGCCAGCCAGTAGGCCGTCGCGCCGCCCGACTGCTTCGGGATGGCGACGTTGCCGGTGAGGCCGGTGAGCGAGCGGACGCCCATCTGCGCCAGCAGCGGACGGTTCCGCAGGAGCTCGATCATGCTCCCGGCGAGGACGTCGGTGCCGACGGTGAACCCGCCCTTGGTCGAGTTGGCCGTCCCGAGGTCACGATGGTACGGCGAGACGCCGTAGCGCGCGAGCATCCCCGCGAGCTCCTCGGGGAGCGAGCCGATGAAGGCCGCCCGCATGGCGTCGGGGGCGATGAAGAACCCCTTCGCCGAGCGCTTGATCTTCGTGGCGAGCGCGTCGGAGGCTTCCCGCTCCAGGCCGTCGAGGGTCTTCCCGTCGGCCAGGGTGTTGAGCGCCCTGACGAGGGAGTACTGCTTGACCTCCTTGGTGCTCATCCCGATGTCGCCCATGCGGGCGTCGTCGGTTTTGGTGTCGACCGCGGGGGTCGTCGCCATTTTGTTGAGGACTTCCCGGCGGAACTCGTCGACCGTCCAGCGGTCGGTGATCGCCTTGTCCCTGATCTCGTTGATCTTCGGCACCTTGGACGCGAAGCGCTCGGCCAGGGCGTAGATCTCGCCCACGCTTTCGCGCGCGTCCCTTTCTGCCTTGATCCGGATCTGCTCCGAATCGATGGCCTGTCCCTGTGCCGGAGGGGCTTCGATGTTGTTCATGGTCCTGACTCCTGGTTGGTTGTGGGTTTGTTGTGGTTCGTGAGCTCTCCCCACTCCGACACTGACATCGGCAGGGATGGAGACGAGTGATACTTCGACGGGCTCCCAGTCCACCGCGCGGTAGACCTTGAGCCCTTGGGTCGAGGAGAGTTCGAGGAGCTCCTTCGACATTGTTTTCGGGTCCATTTCCTCGAAACGGTAGACCTGGTATCCGTTGGAGACGTTGACGCGGATCCCGTCGATGACGTCCTGGAAGACCTCCTCGGCGCGCGCGCTCTTTCCGAACCGGGCGAGCGTGCGGGCTTTCTTGTCGGCGTCGACGCGGACGTTTGAGAGCACCCCGACGTGGTCGGTCCGGTCGTGATCGACCAGGAGCGCCCCGCCCCGGTTCAGCCGATCCAGCCGGACGGCGCCGGGATCGTGGGAAAGGATCTCGATCCCGTACCAGCGGATGACCGGGGTCTCCGACGAGAAGGCAATTTCAACCGTGCGCGCCTCCTTGTCGACGCTTTCGGCGCGGATCTCGAAGTCGCGGTATTGGACCTCGCGTTCGAGCTTTTCTCTGGTGGTGTCATCCATTGCGTTGCGTCCTTTCAGTGCTTTCCGTTTCCGTTGCCGTTTACCGGCTCGAGGGCGAGGATCCTCTTGATGAAGGCGAGCATCTTCTTCTCGGTCTTCGCGTCTTCAGCGTCGTCCTCGGGATCCTTCTCATCGACGGGATCGGAGGTGGGCTCGGTCTTCGGCTCCGATTTTCCGGCCTGGATCCCGAGCCCCTTGAGGAACTCCTCCTCCCGGGCGATCTCTTCGGCCACGTCGCGGAAGTCCCCGCCACGCTCGGCCACCGCCTGCGTCCTCGACTTCAGGAGCGCCTCGCGCTCCAGGACCAGCGCCTCGACGTCGCGCAGCGGATCGACCCACGCCCAGCGTCGGCCGGTCCAGACGGGCGCGTTGTACTGTTCGAACTTTGCAATCGGCACCTTCACCTCGCCGGTGAGCGAGCCCATCTCCAGCCAGTCGCCATAAACCCGCTCGAGGAACGACTCGATGAACCAGCGCTGCCACCCCTTCCACTGCTCGCGCTCGTCGAGGAGCCCCGCCCTGATCGAGGAGTAGTTCACCCCGACCAGGTCGTTGGCCAGCATGTTGTAGCTCACCCCGAGGCCTGAGGCGACGCTCCTCAAGGCCGAGCGCATGAACATCTCGTGCTGTGGATGAGGGTAGTCGGACTCCGGTTTCTTCACATCCCAGCCCGAGGGGAGCATTCCGTACTCGCCGATCGATGAAGGAATCGTCGGGTTGCCGGCGGAGTCCTTCTCCGGCGTCGGGAACTTCGCCTCACCCTGGGGGGTGTCCTGCTTCAGCCAGCCCGGACGCTCGGCGGTGAGCCGGGCGTTGACAACCGCCGCGATCTCCCAGGCCTTCAGGAACCGGAGGTGAAGCATCGCCGGCGCCATCCGGGTGTAGCCCCGGTACTGGAAGGCCCACTCGTGGAGGAACCCGTGGTAGACCTGTGCCGCCGGGATCCGGTCGTGCCCGACCTGGTAGTAGGTCGTCCCGTAGGCGTCGTACTTTGGCGTGCGCTTCATCAGGTGGTAGGCGATCGGCTTGCGCCAGGCGTCCATCTCCACGCCCATCCTGATGTAGTTGCCGTTGTCGAGGTCCTTGTTCAGGTTGTGATCCAGCAGGTGAGGCTCGAGGATCTGGAGCTGGAACCCGTACTTCGATTTGTTGTAGACCTTGCGGACGAGGTATTCGCCGTCGCGGGCGATGTAGATCCCGAGCTGGTCCTGGATGGCCCGGAACGAGAGGGTGCCGTCGACCGAGCAGTTGGTCGCCTTCGACCAGTCGGCGAAACGGTCCTCGATGTGCGCGTTGGCCGCGTCGTCGAGGGTGAACGTCGGCTTCCCGTTTTCGTCGATCGTCCACTCCCCCGCCTTTGACTGGAGGTTGAACCCGTCGGGCCCGACGACGTTCATCCGGAAGAGGTCCACGAACCGGCGGGCGTAGGCGTTGTTCTTGAACAGATCGTTGGCGCGGGCGTTGAGCCGCTGGGCGCTTTCGCGCACATCCTCGTTGATCGACTTGAGTTCCTCGTTCCAGTCGGCCGTCAGGTTGTTCTTCATCGCGCCCTCGAAGGAGCGGACGAACGTCTGGTACGCGGCCACGCGCACGGCCGAGACGCGGGTTTCCATCTCCGCCTTGCGGACGAACCCGAGCCGAGTCATCATTCCTGAGAGGATGGCCATGGGTCAGGGCACCGAATCGAACCTGGTGAAGTAGCGCGGACCGCTGTTGCCCTTGTTGATCCGCTCCTCGGTCTCCTCCTGGGAGACCATCTGCGAGTACACGCCGTACCAGTACACGAGCTCCTCGGGCTTCAGAAGGGCGACCTCCCGCTGCATCCCGCCGGGAGGACCGACCATCATCGAGCTGTGCTCCTTGGTCGCCCGGCCCTCCATCGTCGCCTTGATCGCGTCGAAGGTGATGCGGGCGTGGGACCGGATGTCGGTGCCGGCCGGAGCGGTGGCCGGGTTGTACACCACCTCGAGGGTGCTCTGGTCGACCGTCACCTCGACCCCCGCTTTACTGACCCGGATGAAGACCTGGTACAGGTCCGGCGGCCAGAGCTTCGTGGTGGTCGACGGCAGGGCGAACTTGAAGGCGGATCCATCAGCGACGCCCGCCACCGTCGCGGGGTTCTTCCCGACCAGGTACAGCGTCGCGGCCCAGCCGTCGTTGGCCGGGTACGACGCGTAGCCGTCGGTGAACTCGTGGTAGTCGCCCGCGATGATTTTGGTCGGGATGCTCATCCGTTCCTTCAGGTGCCAAATAAAAAGGGCTCGACCGCCTGCATGCAGTCAGAGCCCTGTGTCGATTACGCAACCCGATGTCTTATTCCCGAAGCATCAGATTGTCGAATCTAGTGTCAAGGTATATTATACCGGTCAAAATGTCAATAGGCTTTCACGACATTTTGCGTCATTTTTCGGAGAGGGTGAATCGGCGAATCCGGAGCGGATTTAGAAGTTGGTCGAGAAGCCGGACGATTTCGTGACGTAACGCGTCACGCCGGGGGAGGCCTCCTTCCCCGGTTCGCGTACTTCCACGCGGAATGTGAGCACCTGGTTGATCTCAATCTCGGAGATCTTCGAGATGATCATGTTGACCACGTCGGTGGAGCTGATCCCGAGGGCGTGCGCAACGCGCTGGACCTTCTGGTAGTTCTCCGCGGTGAGGACCGGGCGGCCCTTACCGTCCGGGATGGGGATGTCGTAGGCGGCCATCAGAAGCTCGACCCGAAGTTGCTCCTGAACTTGGGGCCCGCCGGCGGCTTCGGCGGCTCGTCCGACGGCGCGCCTGCCGGCGTCGCGGGAGCGGACCACTGCTCGAGGCGCTCCTGGTATCGGCTTTCCAGAACGTCGAAGTCCGGATCCAAGAGCGCGATCGCCGCGAAGTTGCCGACGTAGCAGTCGAGGACCTCGTTGCGGCGCTCCTCCTTCAGCACCCAGGCGAGCTTCGTGAACCCGCGGGGATCCCGGCGCGGGACGCGCTTCTCACTGGTGAGCTGGTCGAAGAAGTCCTGATTGCAGCGTTTGTTGAAGTGCATGAACCCGGGCGGGACCGGCTCTTCCGGCTTCGCCTCGAGGTTCAACCGGTCATAGATCCTCGTCTTGATCGCGTCGACGGCGATCACCGCGAACCTCGTGTGGTGCTTTTTCTCGTATTTGACATCGATGATGAACGGCTTCTTGAACCCCTCGTCGCCCTTGGTGGCAAAGAAGCGGCGGCTCTGCCGGGGCTTCACGTAGGCGTAGACGTTCTCGGTCGAGTACCCGGAGTCGACGCAGACGCAGTTGAGGCCGTTGACGCTCCAGGGTTTCAGGGGCGGGCCCTCCTCGGTCGGCCACTCCTTCGCCAGGTGGAGGTCGAGCTCCGCCCAGGTGGCGTCGCGCTCCGGGCTCCCGATGATGATCCGCCGGTCGATAAACCAGTTCTCGTGGTGCTTCCCCCAGCCGATGACGACACACTCGAGGCGGTCCGCCTGGACGTCGACGAACGCGGTCAGGACGAGCGCCTTCCGTGGGACGATGGTGTACTCCTCGGTCCTCGCCAAGAGGCTCCCCTCGTCGATCTCGTAGGTCTTCTCCTCGACGAACGTCTCCCCCAGCCGTTGGTTCACGAACACCCGGAGCTTCTCCATCGAGCGCTTCGACGACAGGAAATCCTTGACCAGCTCGTACCAGTTCGAGAACGGGGAGATGAGCTCCGTGAGGTGGAAGCCGGCGTGCCCCTTCACGTCGGGCCGTTGCTTGCGCCACTCGCCGGTGCGGATCATCACCTGCTTCTGGTTCTCCTCGATCGGCTTCCGGCAGTTCTCACATTCGTAGTACACGTGGGAAAGGTTCTCTTTGTCGAACCGCAGGAAGCTTGTGGCGAGGTGGGCAAACTGGGATTCCTGGGAGAAGACCAGGAGCTGCATGTGCCGACAGTGGGGACATGGGACGAAGTAGTGCCTCTGGTCCGAGGCGTGAAACTCCTGCTCGATCCGGGAGAGGCCCCGGATGGTGGGCGTCGAAACGACGACCAGCTTCCGGTGCTGGTACGTGTAGGTGATCGTCCTGTTCCAGGCCAGCTTGATCTGGTCGCCCTCGCTCCCGGCGGTGGGCTCGTACCCGTCGACGTCGTCCAGGAACGCCCGTTGGATCGTCTTCCTCCTGAAGCCGGCCGCGCTATTGGATCCGATCACGTACAGGATCCCGCCCGGGAACCGCTTGTACAGGATGTTGGTTTCCTTCCCCTTCTTCTGCGGGACCTTCTCGTCGAGGCAGGGCGTGTCCCGGACCATCGTGTCGAAGTGGTCCTTGCTCCACTCCTTCGCATCCTTCTCCCCCGGCATCACCACCAGTATCGGGCCCGGCGCCTGGTCGATGCAGTAGCCGATCGGGTTGTCGATCGCCGCCACGGTGCCCCCGGTGCGGGCCGCTTTCATCACCGTGATCTGGTGGACCGAGTCCTCGGTGAAGGCGTCCATGATTTCGCGCTGGTACTCAGCCGTGCTTGTCTTCCACAGCCCGCTTTCGGCGCTGAGTTCGGGGCTTAGAAACCTGTACCGGTCCGACCACTCGCTCACCTTCAGCCGCGACGGGGCCCTTGCCACCAGGAACATCCGGCGTGCGTGAGATCTCAGAGGATCTTCCCCCGGATCGATCCGGAGCTCCGCCATCGCCTCCCTGGCCATTTCGGAGGTCATCGATCCGCTGAGGGACGGTGCTGATTTCGTCGAGGGCACGGCGGACGAACGCGTCGAGGTAGGATTCGATTTCAGGGTTGGCGAGTTCGCGCGCCGCGTGCTTCGGGATCCCGAGGAGGATCGACCTGACCGAGACGATGATCGGTTCGAATACCGAGATGACCGTCCGGATTTCAACAACTTCGCCCCGGGCCCTGGCGAGCTTCAGCTCCAGCATCGAGGCCTGGGCGGTCGCCTTGCGTTCCTCCGAGCGCTGCATCGAGTCCCCACCACGGCGGGCGTCGTCGATCTGCCGTGTCAGGTACGCGATGTACCAGCGGACGCAGGACAGCAGATCGTACTTCCCGCGGGCTACCTTCGGGAAGTCCTTCTCCTTCGTGAGCCGGTTGATCCAGCGCTCCGTCACGCCGAAGAGCTCGGCGACCTGGGAGAGCGTGACGATGCGTTTCAGAGTTCTGTTGGACATTCAGCATGTTGGCGATTTCAGCTATCGATTCCCCGGATCCACGGCAAACAGAATGGAACTACCCAAAAAAACACCCGGAATCTGCACGGA